TTGATGGATTTGTGAAAGAATTTAATGGAAAATATAACATCCTATTAATTTTAAATAATGATTTATTGACATCTCCTACTATTACTCAATTAAATAATATTGATAAGATTTTTCAAAAGAAAGGTGGAATGCTCCAATATTTCCACATTCAAGATTTATTATTTAATCCTACTAAACATCAATATGTTCCGCCACATAGAAAATTATCAGTGGAAGAAGGCAAAGAAATAATGGAACATTATAATATAAAATCAAAATTACAGATGCCTATAATATTTCATACCGATAGAATTGCTAAATGGATTGGAATGAAACAAGGCGATATTGTTGAAATTACTCGCTATAATGAAAATTCAGGCAAAAGTTATTATTATCGTTGTTGTATTTAGAAGAAGATGGATTTAGAGGATTTTAAGAGTGCTATTAAATCTAAACCTAATCCTACGCCTAAAAACAAATGTAAAAAAGATGAGAAATATAATGCTAAAACTAAAAAATGTGAAAAAGATTTAACCCAAAATAATAATAATTCTGGGAGTAGTATTTTATTTATAATTACGATGTTAATAATAGCTGTAATAATTTATTTAATTTTTAGAAGCATCGTTTATATTATGATATTCATACTTATAATTGTTATTATTAGAGCTATTATATATAAGACAAATGAAGAATTTCAATTATAAAAAAATGATTTGATTAGTTCAATAAACTAATTAAATATGGACTATTCTAAGATGAAGAAAGACGAGTTAAAAGCAATATGTAAAGAACTAAAAATCAAAGGCATCACAGGAAAGAATAAAGATGAATTGATTACACAGATAAAGGTTGAATTAGAGATGACTTCAACAGCAGAGGATATTCTATCCGCAACCTATTGGAAGAATACAAAGACATTCAAAACTATCAAGGACAAGGAAACACAAATCAAATATTACAAGAGAATGAATAGTTGTGAAGAAGTGCTTCAACTTGTAGATTTAGAATCAAAACCATTTGGATCTGAGTCTGAAAAAATCATTCAAGAGATATTCAATTTAGGCCAGAGAACTTCATCGCAAAATGATGGAACGAGAAATGGAAAAAAGATTGAGATTAAATCGGCAAGATATTGGGCTGGAAAAGATGATTGTGTTTGGCAACACCTTGAACCAGACCATGACTATGAATTTGCTTTATTTGCTCTTCTTGATTTTCAAAGATGGAAAGTTTGGGGCATCAAAAAATCGCTTCTAATGGGAGAAATGCGTGATAAAAAAATTGTAACTTTTCAAGGAAAGCAGGGATGGTGGGTAAAAAAATCTGCTATTATTTCATATCTTACTCCTATCAAGAATATATCAGAACTTGATACATTTATTCAGTCTTAGGATTTAAACGTTCATTAATCAACTTTACATACTCTTCATTTATTTCAATACCAATAAACTCCAAATTAAGATTTTTTGATGCTACACATTCGCTTCCTGAACCAGCAAACGGAACAAGAACAAATCCTTCGGTATTAGGTTGCTTACAAGAACGAAGAAGTTTTTCACATAGAGCAATGGGTTTTTGTGTTGGGTGATTTACTCGTTCTTTCATTCCAGCACCACCGGCAAGAGCAGGTATCTTTATTACATCACGAGGCAACGCACCATTAGGATGTGCTATATACGTTGTTGTCTTTTCACCATTTGAGAAACGACCTTTTGTAGCTTTTCTCTCTTTACCTGCTGAACCATTTAGAAATCCTTCTGTATATGCTTCACGAATATCATCCCGATGGAATACCTTATTATTCTTCCATAGAACCAGAATGCTTTCATGAGAGCGTTGCCAGAAATTTAAAGATGCTACATTTTTATTTGTGTAATACCAGATGATCCAGCGACGATTAATTTCATATGGAATTTTTGATAAAATTAAAGCAAGGATTTCACTAAATCCATATATAAACATAGTTCCATTTGGTTTGAGAATTCTTAGGCATTCATTTATCCACGTCTCACACCATTTTAGATAATCTTCCATAGGTTGTTTATCACTATCATTACCAAAATCTTTTCCAATATTATAAGGTGGATCTGCGATAATAATTTGCGCGGATTCTGATTGAAGAGTAGGCAATATATTAAGTGTATCTCCGTGAATAACATCTTGTCTTAAAGCAGTTTTTGAAGGTGTGATGATTTCATTTTTTTGTCGTAAATCCATTAATAATTTAACGATATCTTCTTTTTTCTTATCACTATAACCTTTAATTTTATTTTCCTTACAAAAAGCAATCAATTCTTTACGAGTTTTTGTTGAATAATCCATTTAATTTATATTTTTATAAAAATTATAAATCATTTTTTAATATAATTCCATTAAAATTTCATTTTCACAATCATATGAAAGATTATCCGGATTAATCATATCTTTAAAACCATAATTAAGATAGAATTTATGTAAAAAATCAGTAGAATATTTATTTTTATCAATATATAAGATTAAATGCGAATTTGTATATATTTTTTTTACGAAATTAAGGATTGATGTAGCAATCCCTTTATTTCTAAAATTATGATGAACACATAATTGATTAATAGACAGATGATTATTTATATAATATAAACCAACGAAACCAATAATAATTCCTTTATCCTTACAATATACGAAATATTTATAATCATCTATTCTAGATTTATCAAAATATTCGAGAATAAAATTATTTAATTTTTCTTTAAGTTCATTTGATATATTACTACTATGAATAATAATCATATATATAGATTATTTATATATTTATTTAAATAAATATGAGAGAGAGAAAAGTTAAATATAATTTATTATATGAGAAATATTCGAGAGATGAATTTACATTTTTTAATAAATTGGATAATGAGAAAAAAGAAGAGATTTATAAAATAGAGAAAGAGATAGATGAATATAAATCATTTAAAGAACCTTTGAGATTTAAATTTCTTTCTTTAAATACTACTATTGAAAATAAGATAGCAATATTACGAAAATATGAGGAATTTATGAAATTAAATCCATTTTCGAGTGAATATTCTAAATTAGGAAAATGGATTTCAACGATTTCGCAAGTTCCATTAGGAACTTATAAGAAAATTAATGAAGGTAATAATATTCCTAAATTCCTTAAAAATATCAAGATTAATTTAGATAAGGTTATATATGGACATGATGAAACGAAGGAACAAATTATAAGAATATTAGCACAATTCATATCTAATCCGGATGCGAAAGGATATGTCATAGGTATTCAAGGTTCTATGGGAGTAGGTAAAACCAAATTTATAAAAGATGGTATAGCGAAGGTTATTGGATTTCCCCTCGCATTTATAGCATTAGGAGGAATATCTGATTCACATTATTTAAAAGGTCATTCATATACATATGAGGGTTCCACATATGGAAAGATAGTTGAAGAATTGATTAAAACAAAGGTGATGAACCCTATCTTTTTCTTTGATGAATTAGATAAGGTATCAAATGATAGACATGGAGATGAGATAATAAATACATTAATTCATATAACAGATGCTACACAGAATGAGAGATTTACGGATAAATATTTGGAAGAATTAGATATAGATTTATCGAAATCCATATTCTTCTTTACATTTAATGATATTAAGAAGGTTAATCCAATTTTGAGAGATAGGATGATAATTATTAACGTAGATAAATATTCGCGAGAGGATAAATTGAAATTAACGAAACATAGTTTATTAGAAGTTATTTACAAATCTTTTAATTTTAAGGAAGAGGATGTAGAAATCAGTGATGAAATGATTTATTATATAATTGATAAGACTACGGAAGAAGATGGTGTAAGAAATCTTCAAAGGAATATTAATAATATTTATAGTTATATAAATATGAATAGATATTTGACGATAGATGGAAAGACGATTAAATTTCCATTTAAGATTGATAAAAATTATATTGATAAATATATTATAATGAAACGAGATAATGATAAAAATATTCTTTCTATGTATTTATAAAATGAAAATTTTAAGATTATTCATACCTATAATAATTATCTCCGTATTTGTCTATGTTATATATTCAGGAATTAATGAAAATTTCGAGATGCCCAATATAATTTTTAAAACAAAAGAGCAAGTTCAAATATTTATAATTAGTGATAAGGATAATTATATTAAAAATATGAGTGTATATGATTTAAGGGCGAGAAAAGTTAAATCACGAGAAGATTATATTAATTTAATAATTACTAATATATTAGATTTCACAGATGAACAAAAAGAAAAATTAAAGAGATGTTCTATAAAAGCTTCTAATTATTTTAATAATGGTAAGGAATGGAAATTCGCCCTAATATCTTCCGTATATGAAGAAGGATTTCCACATACACGAGAAGATATAATATTCTTATCACCGGCTGTTTTAAATTATGACGAAGATATATTAACAAAAACTCTTATTCATGAAAGTATTCATATATATCAAAGGTATAATAAAAAAGCGATGGAGGAATATATGATTAGAAAAGGTTTTGAGAAGATTAAGAGAAGGGATTTAGGAGGATTGATTAGGTCAAATCCAGATTTAGATGAATTTATTTATAAGGATAAGAATGGTGTTGAGATGGTTGCTTTATATAATAGTGAAAATCCAAATGGAATAGGAGATATAAAAATATCGAATAATATGGAACATCCGTTTGAATATATGGCGTATGAAATGGCGGAAGATTATTATAAATCGCTAATGAAGAAATATAAGGAATTATAAAGTAGGAGGATAATTAAAGATAGAGGAAATGTAATTATAAATAATAATGTTAAATAGGAAATATATAACATGGAAGATAATTCATAATTGGAATTGAATAAAATGATGAATAATAAGATGAATGGAAGAACCTTAATCATAGATGAAAAAAGAATTGAATAAAAGAAAATCATTTTTTATAAAGACCTTTAATTCTGTTAAAATCTTCTTTAAAAATTTTATTTCGAGATTTTTGAAATTCATCCATATAATTATTTATTTGTTCTTTATCCAATCCTTTATTTTTCAATTGATGATATTTGATATTAAAATCATAAACGAGAATATCAATTATTTGCGAATGTAATTTCTCATTTGATGACATATTTATGATAATTTTAATAAATTAAAAATCATTTTTTTAAGAATATATTCCATCAAATTTAAGACAATTTTCAATATCTTTTTGTTCAAATTTATGAATATTTATACAATTATTGAGGATTTCATTTTGTTGATTGATGAGACCATTATTTTTTTTGAGATTAGAAACAGCTTCTATCATCATTAATTTAGCTTTTGAATAATTCTTATTTTTAAAATAGGCGAGTGCTAATATATGCTGAAAATCACAATTATTTTTTCCAGATTTATCATAAATAATTTCAGCTTCTTTTATTTCTTCTTCACTAATTTCCTCTTTATTAGCAATAATTGAATTTAATTTAACAAATTCGGAATTTTGATAAAGGAAATTATTATTAGCGGTTGAAGTAGGATAAAGACCAATTTTAGAACCTTCGAAACAAACATTTTTATTAAAAACTAAGCTTTTAATAGTTTTTTGATTAGTCCAAATGAAATATGATAAATTTAATTTATAAGTTAAACGAATTTTAGATATGAAATCTAATAATTTAACGGAACATTCATTAGTTATAAAATAAGAACTTTTAGCAACTATAATTTTAAAAAAATCCGTAGTTTGTTTAAATTCATTTTCCTTATCTTCATTCATAGAAATAGAGGTGAATAATATATCAAAATTACCATTATTAACGAATTTAATAACTTCATTAAAATTTGAAATAAATTCATCAATAATTATAAAATCATCTTCAATAATAAAATTAAGTCTATTTTTAGATTTCTTAATTAATTCTAATGCTTTCTTATGTTTTAAGAAATTAGATATTTGATTTGTATTTAAAGGAATTACGAGATTTTTAAAATCTTCATCATCAATAACATCTTTATTTAAATCCACGATTTCTTTAAAATCATTAACATTTTTTTCCACATCTTGATGAGATGGATTATTTATTTGATGAAAATTGAATTTAAAATCATTTGAAGAAAGAATAGTTTTTAATTTTGCTATTTGTTGATTAAGTGAAGCAAAACGAGGTTTTAAATGTTCGCTCGTAATTATATAAACATCAATATAATTCCTCATATTCATATTTAAATAAAAATAATAAACCTTTAAATTAAAGAAGATAATATTAAAAATAGTGATGTATTTAATTGATTTTCTTTTTTAATTTCTTTCCTAATTTCATTAATATCTAATTCAATTTCATCAGTTTTATTAAGGTTTTTAATAGTATCATCAATTATCTTACGATATGTTTCATCATTTTTAATAAAATCTTCATTTATATAATCATACATGGGTTCTTTTATAAATAACTTATTATTTTTTATTACAGGTTCTTTAAATTCAATTAAATATTCTTTATGATTTTCTATTAAATGTTCTTTAAATTCTATTAAATATTCTTTATGATTTTCTATTAAATAATTATTAAGTTCTATTATTGGTTCTTTATAAATATCTATTATGGGTTCTTTATATATTTCTATTATATTTTCTTTATATTTTTCTATCAAAGGTTCTTTAAATTCTATTAAATGTTCTTTACGAATTTCTATTAAAGGTTCTTTAAATTCAATTAAATCTATTATATGTTCTTTATTAAATTCTATTATAGGTTCTTTATGAATTTCTATTAAATCTATTATAGGTTCTTTATGAATTTCTATTATAGGTTCTTTAAATTCAATTAAATCACAAGAATGTTCATTAAATTCTAATAAAGGTTCTTTGAATTCAATTAAATCATAAGAATGTTCATTAAATTCTAATAAAGGTTCTTTAAATTCAATTAAATCAAAAGAAATATCTATTATAGGTTCTTTATTAAATTCAATTAAATCATAAAAATGTTCTTTATGAATTTCTATTATAGGTTCTTTAAATTCAATTAAATCACAAGAATGTTCATTAAATTCTAATAAAGGTTCTTTAAATTCAATTAAATCTAATATAGGTTCTTTAAATTCAATTAAATCATAAAAATGTTCTTTATGAATTTCTATTATAGGTTCTTTAAATTCAATTAAATCACAAGAATGTTCATTAAATTCTAATAAAGGTTCTTTAAATTCAATTAAATCTAATA